GTGCTCAAGATAAAAATTGGTATGTTTATGAATACGTTATTCTCAGAGCATATCCTAAGTTTGCTGCCCAGCGAGATCTCTTCTTGACAAGCGACTCAATCTTTACTATACTGGATCCTGAACCAGGTGTTCTGGACCTTTATCAAAAAGTGACTGGATGAAATTTTACACAAACATTCAACAGATGGGTGATGATATTCTCTATCGTGGATTCGATCATGGCGAACGAGTTCAATTTAGGGAAGCATTTTCACCTACTCTGTTTGTTCCTAGTCCTACAGCATCAAAGTATAAAACTCTGGATGGACATGATGTAAAACCAATGAAGTTTTCTGGAGCTCGTGAGGCACGAGAGTTCATGAAGACATATGAAACTGTTCAGAACTTTGATGTTTCTGGATACGAACGTTTTGTATACCAATACATCTCTGATCAGCATCCTGATGAAGTTGATTACGACTTTAAAAAACTTGATATCTATACGATTGACATTGAGGTAGCATCTGAAAATGGATTCCCTGATGTGCAAAATACTGCAGAAAAGATTCTTTGTATTACAATCAAAAATCTCCACACTAAACGTGTAGATGTTTGGGCAACACGAGAGTTTGATGTTCCTGAGGGTGTTAATGTCCACTTGTCGTGGGAAGAATCTACAATGCTCAAAGATTTTGTGTCATATTGGGTAGAAAATACTCCCGATATTGTCACTGGTTGGAACTGCTATCTGTATGATATTCCTTATATCTGCCGCAGGATGGATCGTATCATGGGAGAGAAGTGGGTCAAATCACTTTCACCATGGAATAAAGTGAATGAACGTGAGATCACAATCATGGGCAGGTCTCATATTGCTTATGATATTTTGGGAGTTTCTTGCTTAGATTATCTTGACTTGTACAAGAAGTTTACTTATACAAACCAAGAGTCTTATCGTCTAGATCATATTGCTTTTGTTGAACTCGGTCAACGTAAGTTGGATCACTCTGAGTTTGATACCTTTCGTGATTTCTATACCAATGGTTGGCAGAAGTTTGTAGAATACAACATCTTTGACGTAGAACTTGTTGACCGTCTGGAAGACAAGATGAAACTCATTGAACTTGCTATCACCATGGCATATGATGCTAAGGTAAACTTTGAGGATGTATATTCCCAAGTTCGCATGTGGGATACCCTTATCTTCAATTTTCTAAAGAAAGATAATATTGTTGTTCCTCCTAAAAAAGGAAGTAAGAAAAACGATAAGTATGCAGGTGCTTTCGTAAAAGAACCCATCCCAGGTTTGTATAATTGGGTTGTCAGTTTTGACTTGAACTCACTGTATCCTCACCTGATTATGCAATACAACATTGGACCTGAGACTCTCTTGCCTACAAGGCATCCGTTCGCAACGGTGGATCGTCTCCTCGAAAAGGAAGTAGATCTGAGCACTCTGGATGGAGAGACTGTTTGTGCCAATGGGGCAATGTATACAACACACTATCAGGGATTTCTTTCTAAGATGATGCAACGCATCTATGATGATCGTACCATCTACAAAAAGAAGATGATTGCAGCAAAGAAGGAGTACGAAAAGAATCCTACTCAAAAACTAGAGAAGGATATTGCCAAGTTCAACAACATCCAGATGGCACGAAAGATTCAACTCAACTCTGCTTATGGTGCTATCGGAAACCAATACTTTAGGTATTACAATCTTCAAAATGCTGAAGCAATTACCTTGTCTGGTCAGCTGTCTATCCGTTGGATTGAGAAAAAGATGAATGCCTATCTCAATAAAATTCTAAAAACTGACGGAGAAGATTATGTTATTGCTGCTGACACTGATTCTATTTACCTCAATCTGGGTCCTTTTGTTGACAAGGTATTCGGAGGACGAGAGAATTCTAATGATCGCATTGTTGCGTTCCTTGACAAGGTGTGTCAGATGGAATTTGAAAAATTTATTGAAGGTTCTTACAAAGAACTGGCAGAGTACCTGAATGCATTTGACCAGAAGATGTTCATGAAACGTGAAACGATTGCTGACAAAGGTATCTGGACTGCCAAGAAAAGATATATCCTAAATGCTTGGGATATTGAAGGTGTTCGATTCACTGAACCAAAACTAAAGATCATGGGTATTGAAGCAGTCAAGTCTTCTACTCCTGCCCCCTGCAGGCAGAAGATTAAAGATGCTCTCAAAATTATCATGACAAAATCTAATGAAGATCTTATTCAATTCATTGAGGAGTTTAGAACTGAATTTAAGAGTCTTCCTGTTGAAGAGATTGCATTTCCACGGAGTGCCAATAATCTCAAGAAGTTTGCAAGTAACTCTACAATCTATGTTAAATCTACCCCGATTCATGTTCGTGGGGTGCTCCTATATAATTTTTACATCCGTAAAAACAAACTAACACATAAGTATCCAATCATTCAAGATGGAGAAAAGATCAAATTTATTATGCTGAGAACTCCTAATAAAATCAATGAAAATGTTATTTCATTTCTACAAACTTTCCCAGAAGAGTTGGCACTTGACAAATCAGTAGACTATGATGTACAATTTGAGAAAAGTTTCCTCGAACCCTTGAAAACTATTTTGGATATTATCGGTTGGAAGACCGAGAATATGAACACACTTGAATTCTTATTTGGATAATATGGACTTTCTAAAAGATATCGTTAAAGAGATTGACAATGAATATGCATCTCTTGTTTCTGATGGTGTAGCAACAGGTGACTGTAATACATTCATTGATACTGGCAGTTACATTTTTAATGCATTGCTTTCTGGATCTATTTACGGTGGAATTCCTAATAACAAAATTACTGCTATTGCAGGGGAAACATCTACAGGTAAAACTTTCTTTTGCTTGAGTATTGTAAAACATTTCTTGGAGCATAATCCTGATGCTGGTGTAATTTATTTTGAGTCAGAATCTGCTATTACCAAGTCGATGATTGAGGAACGTGGTATTGATTCCACTCGTATGATCATTGTTCCTGTAGTAACAGTGCAAGAGTTTCGTACACAGTCAATTCGTATTATTGATAAGTTGTTATCACTTAAACAAAAAGATCGGCAACCATTAATGTTTGTTTTGGATTCTCTTGGTAATCTTTCAACTACAAAAGAAATTGAAGATTCTGAAGCAGGTAAAGAAACTAGAGATATGACTCGTGCTCAGGTTATCAAATCTGTGTTTAGAGTTCTTACCCTAAAACTTGGTAAAGCAGGTGTTCCTATGCTTGTTACTAATCACACCTATGATGTTGTTGGTGCATATCATCCCACAAAAGAAATGGGTGGTGGAAGTGGTCTCAAGTATGCTGCTTCAACAATTATCCAACTATCTAAATCTAAAGAGAAAGAAGGAACAGAAGTAGTTGGTAATATTATTAAGTGTAAGGCACAGAAATCTCGATTCACTAAAGAGAATTCTATTGCAGAAACTAGACTATTTTATGATAGTGGTCTAGATCCCTATTATGGTCTACTAGAGTTGGGTGAGAAGTATGATATCTTCTCTAAATCTGCAGGTAGATTTGATATAAATGGTGTAAAGACTTATGCCAAAACAATTCTGAATGATCCTCAGAAATATTTTACTCAAGAAATCATGGAGAAGTTAGATGACGCAGCAGCAACTGAATTCAAATACGGAAACTCAACCGTTCGTGATGTTGAAGAAACTGACTGATTATATCAAAGTATATGATGAGGTTATTCCAGAAGAAACTTGTGAACAACTTATCAAAATATATGCTGATTATCCACAATACCATGAGAGGTTTGATTATAATGGACGACCATCGTTCACACAGTTAAACTTGACTGATACTGCTGATATGATGCCAGACTCTCCCATTCATGCAGTGCATGATTTTCTTGTAGAACGAACACATAAAATTTGTGTTACTTACATGACGGAACTTGGATTGGGACACTTTTGGCCTGATCAAAATGCATTAGAACAATATCGGTTAAAATGTTATAAGGCAGGATCGGACGATAGGTTCGATACTCATGTTGATGTTGGTAATCATGATAGTGCTAAAAGATTTCTTGCCATGTTCTTTTATCTAAATGATATGAAGCAGGGTGGAGAAACAGTATTTGATACATGTAACTATACAGTGAAAGCAAAAAGAGGTAGAATGTTAGTGTTCCCACCATTGTGGTGTTTCCCACATTCAGGTAGACCTGCTATCAGTGACGACAAATTTATTATTGGAACGTATCTGCACTATGTCTGATCGAATTGAATCCGTTATTATTTCTAATCTTATACTGAATGAGAATTTTTGTAGGAAGGTTATACCTTTTATTAAACCAGAATACTTTGAAGATTATGTAGAGCAAATTTTATTTGCTGAGATCAATCAGTATGTGCAGAAGTATAATGAACTTCCTAATTCTTCAATTCTTACTATTGAAACAGAAAAAAGAACAGATATTACAGATGAATCTTTTAAGAAAGCATCTGAGTATCTTCAAAATCTATTAGAGACAGATTATAATTTTGATTGGTTGCTTACTACGACCGAGAAATGGTGTAAAGATAGGGCAGTATACCTCTCTCTTTTTGAGGCAGTTAAAATTGCAGAAGGCAAAACTAAAGATGTATCTAGAGATGCTATTCCAATTATCCTTCAAGAGGCATTAGGTGTTTGTTTTGATGATCATGTTGGGCATGATTATATTGATGATTTTGAAGAACGATATGACTTTTATCATCGTAAGGAAGAAAAGATTCCATTTGATTTAGA